TTGATTAAACTCTTTGTATTTTTCTGCAAGTACATTTCCTAAAAAAGAAACACCTACAAAAAGTATTGTTAGCGTTAATATTCTCATAGACCTCCTAATCAATGTTAACGTCATTGTTTATTGTTAATGTTAGTTTTAAACCATTGGCGCCAAATACTCTACGCCATTTATAAAATTCTATATTGTGATTGCAAGAATTGTCTTTTAAAAAATAAAATTGCCATAAGTGTACCATTTCGTGTCCTAGTACAGTAAGAAAAGTTTTAAAGTCTTTCATTATATAATGTAATTGTAAATGACATTCACTTTTTTTTCTTTTCTTTTTATTGATAATAACTGCACCTACGGTAGCATGTAATCTTCTAATTTCAATACTATCAAATGACGGTAATTTTCTTTTAAAGATAAGATTATTTAATATATCAAACCATAACTCAGTATCCGTTAATGTAGGATAATATGGTTTTGCACCATTAAAGTTTTCTGACAATCTATCTAATTTTTTTCTTGCCAATTGTATGTACCTTTCATCTTTTGATTTAAAATTCTTAATAATTTTGCTTCAATTTGTCTTACTCTCTCTTGTCTGACACCTAACATCTGACCTATTTCTTTCAAAGTTTTTTCATTAATAAGTCTTTCATTTAAAACTGTAATCATTTGTTTTTTAAACTTTTCAACATCATAATTAACAGGATTAATAAATTGTTTGTAGTTAGTAATAACATCAACTGCTTCTGTGTAAGGATTGTTAATTTCACTATCAAATCTTATCATTATTGACACTCCATAGCAAGTACTTCATCAATATTATATTCATCAATATCAATTAACTCAATGTTAGCAATTTGTAATATTTTAGATTTACAGGTATCTAAATCAATTTGACCGTCTTTTAACTTAGAAATAAACTTATCAACTTGATTTTCTGCATCATTCATTGCAAGGTTTTTTACTTTTGCCATAACGTATTCTCCTTTGTTTTGTTAATTTATAGTAATATAATAACATAAAATAACTGCAAAGTCAAGTACTATTTTAATAAAAAAACCTAGTATTTACAACCTTTTTGACAAAAAAACAAGTCAAATTGTCGCACTTTAACTATTTATTATCTGAAGGTATAGCATAACCATCAACATACCACTCCGTATCTTCAAATCCTACTGGACCTTTAATAGTATAATTTGCCACTATAGAATATCTGCTTTTATTATCCGTATTTACATCTACTGTATGATCTGCAAATGCGGGAAATATTAACAGCATTCCTTTTTCTGGAGTTATTGTTAGTCTTTGAGTATTAAAAGTATTATTTTTTTTAGGTCTTATGTCCCATTGCCATTTATTACCATAATCTACAAATGATATTGTAGATCCTCCTGATACAGGATAAAGTACAACTGAATACATACAGTTAGCATGGTTATGTAAGTTACCTTTGTAACCAGGTTTAAATCTGGTTATCCAAGAACTCATCAACTGAACCGTATTGTCTGTATAATTCATTACCTTGTCGTTATACTCTTGTACCTTTTCTGTAATTGCTTTTTCAGTTTCAGGAAACTGTGATAAGATTTTTAAATCTTTAGAGTATTCGCCAATATGACTATATTGATTCCAACCTGCTTGTTGAAAGACTTTATCCTCTATGTCTTCTACTTTTGGTATTTCATCTATTTTTAGAACAGCTAAAGGTCTTGCAAATAAGGAAAAAATTTCCATTTCCTTTTGATTAGACATTTTTAATTAGTTAATTCTCATAAAGTTATCGTCCCAATTAAATGCTTCTTTCACTAAATTGGAAGTTAAACCTTTATAGTGTTTATTTAACTCTTTATCTTTTACCCAAATAAGTATATTTGCTTCTTCTGGATGTAAACTTTCTAACATCTGAATAAACATATTATCTCTTTTCAATTGTGATAATTGTGGATTACCACCTTTTAAAAAATGAAAACATTTCTTAATTTCAAATTTTAACCAAGAGTGATCTGTGCCTAGTGGTGCTTCATTTTCTCTATATGGTGGTTTTCCTTCTGGAAATAACCACTCTAATTTAGGATCAAAAGCTGCTTTCATTAACATTCTCAACTCATTGGTGTCATACTTTTTTAACACTTCTATTTTTTTTGTTTTATCTTTTGCGTTATTAATTTTAGTTAATATTTCGTGGTAAGATAATTGATACATTTCGTCTGCCATTTTAAAACTCCTCTATTTTACTTATCAACTCTTTCAAGTCATTGTTAATTAAATAAGGTAATATTTTTGATTTATCATTAACCTTAATATTTTTATATGTACTATATATATCGTCTTCCATATCATCTGGAATATAATCAAAATCAATTAGTCTTTGATTTCTTTGATAATTACGATAATGATATTCATTACAAAATGATTTAGGATCCTCGCCTTGCATTAATACATCTAACCAATATGACAACTTCTTTTTTGTAATTGGTTTTTGTTTTATCTTATTGATAAATGTATCGTCTGGTGATAGAAAGTTTGGTATACCATCTGAGGTATCTCCTCTTAATATATGTTCGTAAATATATTCATGTGGACTTTCTGTTTCTATAAACTTTTTCTGTATAGGTGAATACTGACTTACATTGGGATATTTCTGTAACTGTTGAAAGTCTTTGTCACCAGATATAATTAATATCTTTTCTTTATGTTGTTTTTTACATATCACCGCAATAATATCGTCTGCTTCTACATTATCTAATTGTACAACTTTATAATGAAAGTTATCTCTTATTTCTTCTTTAATTATGTGAATTAATCCAAATACACTTTCCCAATCAGTTTTGGATTCGTCTCGTCCTTCTCTACGTTTTGCTTTATAGTGTGGAAATATATCTCTACGCCAAGGACTAGGACCATCTACTGCAATCACCACTTCACCTGGATAATCATTTTTAAATCTATGTACTAAACCTCTTATAGAGTTTAATATCATATGACGGACAATAGGTACAGATAAGGTCATCTTATCTTTACTCATTGCTAATTGAACAGCAATATTACTTATCGCTATCTGGCTGTAATCTATCAGTATCATTGTCTAAATTTTCTCCTTCAAATTCAATTTCATCATTGTCTTCTCTATCAACAATTTTTTTACCTTCATAATCAATAACAGAATATGTTTTACCTGACTTCTCATCTTTTTGTGGAAACATATAATTGTCTGTTAAATAATGAAATGGGTGTTCCAAATCTAATTCTCTATATATTAATCCTCTAAATGCTTCTAAAAAAATACCTAAATCCATAAAAGTTTTATTTGCTACTTTTGGATCAGGTTTTCCAATATTTAATCCTTCATGGTGACAACTATGAATTATGTGCATCATTAAATCATCTGTAATTGCTTTTGCATATTTAATTTTTTCTTCTCTTTTTAATTTTACTTCAATAGATTCCTTCTCATCAGTAGTAAGTTTATTATTTGGTAATTCTTTACCTGTTAAAAATGAGATTATTTTTGCTGTCATACACTATGCACTTGGTTGGTTTTATCCGTCCTGGGTTGGTACACCAAAGATTATTCCTTGATTTCACCTTGAAAATTGATTTTACCTTCATTTATTAGGTGTTCTCTCAAATCAGTATAACCACCTATAAGTTTATCACCATACATTACCTGTGGCATAGTTCTTACTTGTTTACCTACTGCCTCAAATAATTGTTCAGGTGAAGTAAAATCTTTACCAAACATTTTTTCTTCATATGGTAATTCAAGTTGTTTCAATAAACCTTTTGCTTTTGTACAATAGGTACAATTTGGTTTTGAATATACTATATACATAATTTTTACTCCGTTGCTATTTTACTTAAATTTTCAATGGCAATATCACCATTTTCCATATTTATGTTCTTGTTTATCTCAGCTTTTACAAGTTTCTGTAACTTATTCAATTCACCTAACGGCAACTGTAAACCCATATAAACTCTATACTCATTGTTACTCGTAATAGATAAAGCAACTTCCCATTGTTCGTAACCTTGTACTTTTGTTTGTTTAATTAAATTTACAATTGTGGATTCTGCCTGAGAGTTAACCATTTTAGCACCTTCAGCACCTACTTCTTGTATATACAAATTAGCATTTTTATTCATTTCACCATGCATCACATCTGCTAAATCCGCTTTTGCAATCATGGTTGCTTTTTCCATTGCTAATTGTAGGTCTGGACTTGTTGCTACACCCACACCATAAAGATAAAATTTATCTTTTTTACCAAAGACACCTTTGTTACCTTTTTTCTCAACAAACCATTTAGGTACTTCTTCTAACATACCACTTTTAGTAGTACCTTCGTGTTTCACTTGCACCGTACTAGAACAACCTGTTACTATAAGTCCTAGTAAGATTATCATTATATATTTGTTCATCATTTCTCCTATTAGTTATTTGATGTTATTGTTGTCATTACTTTTGTAACACCATCAGCAATTTGATTAAATGTATTATTTACTTGTTCTTTGCCGTTATTCCAACTTGTCTTTTGAAATTCAACAGTTTCACACCATTCTTTTTCAAACCAAGTTCCTTGGTTGTCACACGTTGTATCTGCAATAGCATTTGTACTAAAAACTAAAGCAAAAATCATTATATATTTTTTCATATTATTAGTTCTCCTTTATTATCTCTCTAATGTATTCAATTGAATTATGCCAAATATCATAACCAATATCTGGATTATGATAAACAATAATCCCACCTATTATCATACCAAAAATTAATTTAATCATTGTTTCTCCCAAGTGCCTTTTTCTGTTAAACATACGGTTTTAGGTTTCCAACCATTATTACTAATTTTTCTACAATAAGGTGGCACTTCGTTTCCATTGTAGTAAAATTGAGCAAATAACTGCCAGTAAGTAGGACCTACAACTCCGTCTCTACATACTACTTTTTTACTGACTTCGTTTTCCATGTTTTCGTCATAGATAATTTCCATTACACAATTTGATTTTGTAAATTTTGGTTGGTTTTCATCCGCAATAGTTTTACTCCATATAAGAATAGTAAGTAATAAAACAATAAAAAATATAACATTATAATTTGGTTCTCTCATTATTTCATTCTGTTTATAATTCTCCATCTACCGTCAGGCATCTGGCATGCTTTTCCAAATTCAGTTGATCTATCTAAACTACCTAGATAATTCATAGGCCAGCTATCTTGGATATTTACTACAGATTGATAGTCAACACATTTAGCACCACTCTTTTGATAATAACTTCTTGTGATTTTAATTTCACCTTTATTACCAGTATTTACATTGTGCCATAGTAAATAATTTGTTTTACCTATAGGCATATTGTTTAAATGGTCAACAAATATGCCTGCATGTGTTGTTCTATCTTTCATACCCATAGTACAATTGGTTAACATTAGCATCAATAAGATACTAGATAATCGCATTTAACTCCCGCATTGTAAGAGTTTCTTCCTCATCTGTTTCTCCAACTGGATCAATATATTTACCTGATTTATAATCATTCAATATATCTTCGTCTTTTTGAGCGTTACTCAAAACTTTAGGCCAGCTTTTAGTACCTTCATATACTTTTGCTAAATTTTCCCATTTAACATCATAAGGTAAACCTAATTGACCCATTTCTCTTAAAAACTTTGCTTTCTCAGCATTTGTTTTGTAAGTGTTAAATTCTGCAATAATTTGTGGCATACTCAAATCATTGTTTTTTATTTTTTCTTTTATATCCATAACGTTCTCCTCTATTTGCACTCGTTGGTTTTGTAATCAGGAGTGAGCGAGCACTTGTACTCACTATCTGCTTTTAATTTCATATCTGTTATAACACCATCTAACATCGCTGGTAAATGTGTTTGTAACACTTGTAACATCTGAATAGCATTCGTGTGTGCTATTCTTAGTAATTCTGCTTTCATTACTGCATCATGGTCCATCTTATCAAAGTTTCTAATAACGTGACCAATTACAGCAGTTGTATATTCATCTGACGGTAATGTAATTTTTGTTTCATCTGATTTAGCAATACTTGATAAACCAAACCATAATAAACTATTAACAATAGCAATTGTAATTAAAAACTTTTTCATAATGTAACTCCTTTTTTTAAGTTTATAAAAATAGTATATACCATAATTCTTTTAAATGCAATAGACAAATTGTCGCAGCTCATTTACCAATATCCTTTACGTTTTTCTGCGTAATTACTTGGTATCCACCCTTGTTATAAGCAGGTGCAATTGTAAATTTTTTACTTTCTTGCAATCTCCAGTTGTGTACAGGTTTCGTTCCGCCACTAAATTTTTGTTTTAAATAATATTGAGCATCCATTCTCAAATTAGGATCCTTTTTAATGTCACTAAACATTATTGTTCCAGTATTAACTTTTTTCATCATAACAATTCTACCTTTTTCATTTATATTCAGACCTAAACTTTTTAACCATTTAATATGTTTTTTAAGGGCAAGTAAATATTCTTTTGTAGGTTTTCTATTTCTTAGTTTACGAATAGCACCACTAGTATTTTTTGTGTATAATATTGCCATTTCTTAACTATATCCTATCATATTTTGTTGTATTTGTCAAGCGTTAATTTACCAAATGTTCTACTTTTGTTCTTCAGCATCCAACTGTATTGCTGTATCAATATTTGATTGAGTTTCTGCCCATTTATCAAATTCATCAACTTCTTTTTGAAGTTTATCTCTATAAGTAATTAAGGTATCTTTGGCATCCACTACTTTGCTTTCAATACTTTTTATATCATTATAGTTAATTTCACTCAATTTATCCAATGCGGAATTAAGTATATCAATTGTTGCTATTTCGTTTATCATAATTATACTCCTTTTTCTGTGTACATATTATTAATTTTATCTTTTTCTTTTTCTTCTTCCTCAGACATTTCAGTAGGTTTAATAGTTTCTGAAGCATAAGAACATATTTCAACTAATCCATCTTCCTCAGCGTATTCCTCGTCTTCATACTGTACTTTACCCATATATTCTAAGTCACCACTTTCAGTATAATTGGCATCTACCATATAAGTTTCAACACCATCTTTTGTTTCTGTTATTTCGTGGTTGATCTGTGAATGGTCAATACCACCGCCATCTAAAAACTTTTGTTCAGCCTCTTCTTTATCTTTAGCTAATACTTCTT